ATAGAAAGGTTGTTTGTGGAAATGAAACAAAAAAAAGAAATGCAGGAGCTTGTTAAAGCTAAAGAAAACATTGAAAAACTACTTATAAAATCACAATCATTACTCATGAAAGAACAGTTATATGATAATAGGTTATACTTTGATACTTATAAATATGCTAACAAATAGTAGAAAGGTTGTTTTATGGAATCTATAAATATTTTTGGCACTGATTATAAAATAATATTAGAACCAAGCAACTCAAACAATCCTAAAATACAAGCTTGTAACGGGTATGTTGAGTTATATTCAAAGGAAATACACTTACTTGAAGTCATGGCAGATGAAAAAAGTTATAATGATTTAGATTTGTTTAAGAGAAAAGTTTTATTACATGAATTGTTTCATGCTATATTTCACGAATGCGGTTTATCTGAATATGCAAACGATGAAGTTTTAGTTGAATTCTTAGCGCTTCAAATAAATAAAATTATTAAATTAGTAAATATTGCAAATTCTATGTAGGGTGGTGGTAGGTTGGATATAAAAAAATATTATGACATTTATGCAGTTGATAAAAATGGTAACGAAATTGATTTAAACATTGAGGAGAAAACTATATCAATAAGCGATGAAAACGAAGATTATCCAATATGTAATGTTTTAATAATTGACGTTGAAAAGCTTGACAAAAGAATTAAATTTATTAAGCTGACAGATTTAGGGGAGCAATAATGAAAATAACAAAAGCTATTGATGTCTTAGAATTATTTTTACACATATACGAAATAGAAAAATATAAACAAGGACTTAATTTTAAAAACAAAATACTTGAAGAAGAATACATAGCCACAAAGGTTTTATTAGATGAATATAAAAACCTTGTCAAAGAAGTTTCAAGATTGGCTATTGAATCAGTTGAAAGAGAAAAAATACTCGCAAGGCTAGAAAAAGAAGTTGAGTTAGCTTGCAAAAAGTAGGTGATTATTATTTTAAATATAATTATTATGTTTTTTTTAGTTTTGTGTGTTATATTTTTATGCTTAGAATTACATGAAAAAAATAAAAGCATTCAACAGCTTATATTAGAAAATGAATACTTTTACAAAATAATAAGATGTAATAGATGGTACTCAAAAGGGGGTGGTTAAAATCGGAATAAATATTAACTTAGACAAAAAAGTATTTAATACCGTATACCTTCCGTATCTAGATAATGATAAACGTTATGAAATCTTTTACGGAGGGGCTTAAGCAGGTTCAGGGAAATCGGTGTTTGTCGCACAAAGAATTATATATAGAATGCTAAGAGACCCTAAAAGAAATACGCTTATTGTTAGAAAAGTTTCAGAAACAAACAGAAAATCCACATTCCCGTTGATGAAACAAATAATATCTCAATGGAAAGTTAGCAAATTATTTAAAATTAATGAGTCTGAAATGAAAATTACTTGTCAAAATGGTTCAGAGATTGTTTTTTCCGGAAGTGATGACCCTGAAAAAATTAAATCTATTACTTTTTCATCTGGAAGCCTTACGAATGTTTGGGTTGAGGAAGCATCAGAACTTGACGAAGCGGATGTTAATCAATTAGATTTAAGATTAAGAGGTCAAACTAAATATCCTTTTCAATTAACTTTAAGCTTTAACCCTATTTTAGCAAGTCATTGGCTCAAATCTAGGTTTTTTGATAAACAAGTTGATGATTGTTCTATTTTAAAAACAACTTACTTAGATAATAACTTTATTGATGATACTTATAAAAAAGTTTTAGAAAGCTATAAAGAAACAGACCCTTATTATTATATGGTTTATTGTCTTAAATTACCAGGACAATTAAAACAATCCTAATTCGAGGAAACCCCTAACGTAAAGGCGAGGGCAACATCGAGCTAAATTTATTGATATTAACATATTGACACCGCTACATTGTTTACTGTATACTTAATGTAGGAGGTGTTTTAATATGGAAAACTGGAAACCTATTAAAAATTACGAAGGTTTGTATGAAGTTTCAGATACTGGGTGTGTTAAATCATTAGATAGAAAAGTAACTGATAAAAATGGGGTCATAATACCAATAAAGTCAAGAATATTGGCTAATTCTAAAAGTAAAGTTACTAAAAAACATCCGATAGAAAGATATACCGTTGAATTATGGAAAAATAACAAAAGAAAAAGGTCTTTAATTCATAGGTTGGTGGCTGAAGCTTTTTTACCTAATCCTTTAGGTAAACCACAAATAAATCATATTGATGGCAATCCAAAAAACAACAATGTTTCAAATTTAGAATGGGTTACTAATTCTGAAAATGTTAAACATGCTTATGCTAATGGGTTAATAAAATCAAAAAATATGAAGCCAATTGTGGGTACGAATTTAATAACAGGAAAAACCATTTATTTCAAAAGCGTTGCAGATGCCGCAAGGCACTTTAATGTAACAGAAGGAGCGATTAAAGCTCCTTTAAAAGGATATGGCAGGTCGAAAAATGGTATAGGTTATAAGTGGGAATATCAATAAGTTGAGTGGAACGACTATCCCGAAAGGGAGTAGGACTCTAGTGAGTTCGAAACGGATTGCACATTTTATGTGAAGATATAGTCTGAACTTTATGGAAACATAAAGAGTTATAATGGAAACGATTATAATGCAACATCCATTTGTGGTGAATGGGGTACAACTGGTAATACTGTATTTGATGCAAGAGTAATACAAGAAAGAATAAATATACTTAAATCTAATTTTAGAGCCAAAAAAGGTTCTTTTTTATTTGAATATGAAAATGAACAAATAATTGATACATCTATAAAATTTGTTGAAAGTTCTAATGGTGAATATACTATTTTTGCAATGCCTGAAAAAAATATTCCATATGTTATTGGTGGAGATATTGCAGAAGGTGGACATGACTGGTGTGTAGGTCAAGTAATAAACAATATTACAGGTGAGCAAGTTGCAACATTCAGGAAACAATTAGATACTGACCTTTACGCAAAACAGATGTATTGCTTAGGTAAATTTTATAACTATGCTTTAATTGCGATAGAATCAAACTTTGATTTACACCCGATTAAAGAACTCCAAAGGTTAGGTTATAAAAAACAATATCAAAGAGAATCTACTGATAAAATTTCAAGAAAAATATTTCAAAAGTTTGGATTCCAAACAAACAGAGTTACAAGACCTGTTATAATAGATAACTTGAAACAAATAGTTAGAGAAAGTTGTTACTTGCTTTACGATTTAGAAACTTTAAATGAAATGTTGACATTTGTTGTTAACGAAAGTGGAAAACCAGAAGCAATGGATGGTAAACACGATGACTGTATTATGGCTTTAGCAATCGCATATAAAGCAAGAGATCAACAATCTATGAAGCCCGTAGAAGAAAAAAGTTTGTTATCAGGTACATGGGTTTGGGGTGAGTTATTGATGAAAGGTTACAAACCTTTTGAAATAAAAAAAATGCAAAAAGCAGGTCAAATAAAAGTAATAGGAGGAGTTTAGTTTAAAAAAATAAAAAAAATAAGGAGGTTCTATGAAACCCATTGAAACGTTTTTACAAGAAGGAGACGTAATATTAATAAAAAAAGGTATGAAGGTTTACGCAAATCTACCAATTAAATTTTTTGCATTCAACGAACCAATAAACGATAATATTACCAATAAATATATTGAAATTGGTACAAAACTTGAATCGCAACCTATAACGAAATCAGATATTTTAGAATGTGTTAATAAAATAGATAAAATAATTTCATATTTATCGAATAAAAATTTAAACAATAAGATAACAGATTTTTTATTATCTATAATTGATGAAAAACAAAGTGAAATATTTGATACCAGCAATTTAGAAGGTGAATATATTGTTTATAGAACATGTTATGATGGCGGTAGTACTGGAAGAGATGAATATCCTAATGGACACCATGTTTATTGTGAAAATATTAATAATTCAAATTTTAAAATTGACTTTTATCAGTCTGGTTGTTTCTCTGCTGTGATTTTACCTTGTAATATACAACCAATAAGAAAATTAACAAAGAAATGGGAATAAGTAAATAGGAGGTTCTATGAAACCCAAAATATTATTATTAGATGAACCATGCAAAGATGCAATAGGGATTTTAGAAAAAGAATTTGAATTGGTTAGGTCTTGGATTATTTTTGAAGATATTAGCAAATACCGTGAATGTGTTGGTATTTATGTTGGTTTATCAAATCTTTCTCTTCACGAAATACCAAAAAACTTAAAATTTATAGGTTGCCCATGCACAGATATAAGCCATATTACAAAAAATACAAGTTCTAATAAAATTAAAATAATACATTTAGACCAAAAATGGAAAGATACAGAAGGGAGAAGCGTGACGTCAACAGCCGAGCATACATGGAGTTTAATTCTACAACTTGCCAAATTAAAACGTATGCAATTATCAGGTAAAACACTCGGAATTATTGGATATGGAAGAATAGGGCAACAAGTATCTAAGTATGCTGAATCTTTTAATATGGATGTTGTTTATTATGATGATAAAAGTGAACAATGGGATTTTTATATTGATATGAATGATTATTTTTATGACGTTATAGAAAAATCCCACATAATTACAATTCATGTTCCATTAAATGATGAAACAAAAGGCATGATAGGCAAAGAACAATTTGATTTAATGAAAGATGATGCATTATTAATTAATACTTCAAGGCCTGATATTATTGATAAATATGAATTGCAAAAAGCAATAGAAACTAAGCGTATTTATTATGCAGATGATTTTTTAGGTTGGCTACCTTCTTATGAAGAATACAATGTTATTCAAACGCCTCATATAGGCGGCAATTGCTTTGAAGCAAGAGAAATGACTGATATATACATTGCAAATCAATTAGTTAAATATATAAAAGGAGAATGCCTATGAGCATAATAATAGCTGACGCATGTTGTAACCATAATGGCAACATTGCAATAAGAGATGAAATGATAAAGAAAGCCGCTGAAAGTTGTATAGATATAATTAAATTTCAGTTGTTTACCGCTGACAAACTAAACAAAAATTATCCTAATTATGAAATGAATTATAAATATTATAAAGAGCATGAACTAAAAGAACATGATGTTTATAATATAGTTAGCAAGTGTAAACAATATGGTATAGATTATTTGTTTACTGCTATGGATATAAGTAGCGCTAGATTATTAAATGGCATTACTAATAAAATTAAAATAGGAAGTGCAGAAGCGAACAAGTGGGATTTAGTAGAGTATTGCTTAAATAATTTCGATAAATTATTTATAAGTGCAGGAATGATAAATTTAGATGAATATCAAAAACTTAAAGGATATCTTCGTAAAGATGATGTTCTTTTTTATTGCGTTTCTAAATATCCAACAACTTATAATGATGTAAGTTTTGAAAAAATGATACATTTTGATGGGTTTAGCGACCATACGCCTG